ACGGAAGTCGCTGTCGTTCTCAAAATCGGTGGAGCTGCATGATAAAGTCATCGGGCATTATCTGAACATAAAACACTATCAATAAGTTGGGACCATTACCTGCAGCCATGATGCTATACGCCACCAAAAATAAAAACGACGTGTTGGACTTGTAATGCAGCGGTGCACGGCCTTACTCCAGCTGAACGGCTTTTTACCATCACGGCTAATCACTTCAATGCGCAGGCATTCTTTCAGATGGATCAGGTCGGTTGCTCCCATGCTTGCAGCTGGAGCTGGCTCAAAGGTCGAACCGGGAGCTAAAGATAAATCTTCCATAAATTGGCGGAATCTCTGAAATGTCTCATTACTTGTTATGTGCTTCCATTACAAGTGGAAGGATTCCGAAAGAATAACGAAGTCGCTTGGTTTTGGAAAGGATCTTTGTCATTTAATGCTAAGTAGCTTTTAGCATCACGGCGGTAGTCAAAGCCCTTACCAGACCCCACAGAATGGCCACAACGCTACGTAAAATCGAACTCAATCCCGCATTTCAATACGATCACGCGCCCAGAGTGGCGCAGGATATATTATTGCACCGGAAAAATAATTGCTTCGCTCATCAAATCGGCGCTACACCGCATCCGCCTGCGGGTTTTGCATCAGAAAAATTATTTTAGTTTTCTTTTTTACAAAACGCCCCCATCAGCCCGCGCCGCCGGGCTTCCTGCTGAAAAACCGCAACTGTAATGTGTGAAATAAATTTCACTTTTTTCAGTAAACCGGATCGCCTTTGGACTGCTGGGAAATTAATTTAATGATTTATATGGGAAAGTTAATTTTACTTGGAGCTGAATTGTGTGAGGCCGCCGGACGATCTGAAAGGATGGCAGGCGTGGCGCGGCGCGGCTTTCACGTGCTGGTGAAACTGAAATCTGTTGCGAAGCGAAAATATTGTTAGCCAGCCGAGAAAATCACGAAGAACGGGAGTATTTCAGGCTGCTATCGGAAAACTTACGCAACACTGGGGCAAAAAAGGGTCACTGGGCAGTACGAAAAGAAAAAACCACCTCGAAAGGTGGCTTTAACGCGCTGATTTAACAGCTAAAATTTGGTGGCCCCTGTTGGGTTTGAACCAACGACCAAGCGATTATGAGGCCGTTGGTAATTTCTTATAAATCAATAGATTATAAATATAATCAAAGTGTTAGCTATTGGATATTACTGAATATTATTGATGGTTGATGATCTGGTGCGACACTATTGCGACACTTTGCGCGATAGTGGGTTAAACCTTAATGCGTCTTCCAGATGTTCGGGGGAAAAGTGAGCATATCTCATTGTCATCTTAATATCTGTGTGACCGAGAATGCGCTGCAGTACGAGTATGTTCCCGCCGTTCATCATAAAGTGGCTTGCAAAGGTGTGGCGCAACACATGTGAAAGCTGGCCTGCAGGCAGCATAATGCCAGTGCGCTTAAGTGCAGTTCGGAACGCGGTGTAACACGGCTCAAATATTGCGCTCTTATTGCCTTCTATGAGTGATTCATAAAAAGCTGCGTCAATCGGTACGGTTCTATTCCTCTTACCTTTGGTTTTTATGAACGTGACTTTACCTGCATTGAGTTGGGAGCGCGTTAGCGTCTCTGCCTCTGACCAGCGCGCGCCAGTCATCAGGCAAAGCTTCACCACTTTCTGAAGTGACTTGTTACTACTGTTTTCACACTCCATCAACAAGCGATCAATTTCATCGTTAGAAAGAAAGGCCATCTCGCTTTCGCCAATACGGAACGGTCGAAGATGGCTTAAAGGGTTATCAAGCTTCCACTGGCCCAGCCGGCGCAGTTCATTAAAGACCGCTTTGAAGTAGCTAAGCTCAAGGTTTACAGTTCTCGGTGAAACTTGCTTAACCCTGTCTGTACGTGAAAAATCGCCGGCGAGGCGCTTTTGCCGGTACTTAGAGAAAATTTCTGCGTTAAATTCAGCTGCACCAGGTTGGCCCATGCATTCACATGCATATTTCATAGCTTCAAGCCGCTTCTTTCCGTCGCCTAACGTGATACCGTGCGCCAGATACCAGGCGTCCACTAATTCAGAAAGCGTCCTGTCTTCTTCTTTGCTCTGAAGCCATTCTTTATTTCTGTCAGGGTCAAAAGCGAACTTTTCGAAAGCTAAAGCTTCACCTTTGGTGGCAAAGGTTTTTCTGACTCGTTTTCCTGCTTCGCGGCCTAGTGGGTAAAAATCTGCACACCATTTCCCTGTGGGCAACTTTCTTACTGACATAGGGTTCTTACTCGCAAACCATAACGACTGCACCAATTACAGAGATATCGGTAACAGCACACTCAAACTCTGTTTCTCCACCAGTAACTTTTACTCGGCCTACGGGGATTCGGCTTAAATTTCTAATGCTTATTGAGCCTTCAATATCTACTAACCATTTTCCATCCGCGACTGAAGTGTAGTGCCGGTCAACTATGTATTGAGTTTTGCCTGACTGAACCACTACAAGATCGCTATCAACGTGATAAAAATCGCCAAAAAACAGACTGTCAAAGACTAACTCACCGTTAATTTTTAACTCAGACTTATCAAGGATGAGTCTCTCAAGGCGGAGTTGTTCACCGTCAGGTAACTTTCTTGGTAATTGAGTTACCGTTTTCTTTTTTGCTGTGGTTGGCGGCTCACCCTTACCACTAATCAGCCATTCCAGGCTTGCGTCAGTGTCAATCAAGGCCTGGAGTACAAGGTCTGCAGGAAAGGCATCTCGGCGGTAGCGCATTGCTAAATTGCTTGAGCTTAGGCCTACACGTTCAGCGTACTGAGATTTCCTTTCAAAACCATAGGCTTGCACAATCCTATCCAGCACGGCTCCCTTTTTTCCGTCCAATTGACTAACTAACATTGAATTAAACTCCTTGCGATACCTACAAAAAGTGATCTAGTATCTCATCGTGATGAATGTTGTTGAATGTTACTGACTTCAAGTTAACCGGAGATGATGCCTTATGAGACCTAACATTACAATCGTTATGGCAGAGCCTTATTTGCCTTTGGCTGAATATTGCCGCCGTACAGGAACGCCTATCGGCACGGCTCGCGACATGGTTCGTGATGGTCGCCTACCCATCAAAGGTAAGGGTGATAAGCCAAAGGCTTGTGTGGAAATCAACATGGCAGCGCTGACAATCCAGGCCATTACCGAAAGTAACGTCTCTGTTAACTTCCAGGCAATTTAATTCACTCAGGATGAGTAAGCCATGTTTGATTATCGCGTTTCCAAACATCCACATTTTAATGAAGCCTGCCGCACCTTTGCGCAGCGCCATAACATGACGAAGCTGGCCGAGCGCGCCGGCATGAATGTTCAGACATTGCGCAATAAGCTGAACCCAGAGCAAGCCCATCAGCTTACGGCCCCGGAAATCTGGTTACTCACCGATCTTACTGAAGACTCAACGCTGGTTGATGGTTTTCTGGCTCAGATCCACTGTTTGCCGTGCGTTCCGATGAATGAGGTAGCGAAAGAGAAGCTGCCGCATTACGTCATGAGTGCCACTGCGGAAATTGGACGCGTTGCCGCCGGAGCTGTATCAGGTGACATAAAAACCACCGCAGGACGACATGCTGTTATCAGCAGCATTAACTCGGTGACGCGATTAATGGCGCTGGCAGCCGTATCGATGCAGGCGAGACTTCAGGCGAACCCGGCGATGGCAAGCGCAGTTGATACAGTGACAGGGCTTGGCGCCTCCTTTGGGCTGATGTGAGGTGATAATGTCGTTTTCCATAGCTCCACTTCTCAAGCGTCAAAGTCCATCGCCTGCTTATGGTCACGGTTGGATTATGGGTAAAGATGGCAAGCGCTGGCATCCAAGCAATAACCAGCAGCAGCTATTGCGTGAGTTATCAACAAAGCGTCCGGTTATTACGGCGCGCATCAAAAAATTTATAGGGGGCTGATATGGGTAGCGTTGCTCTCGCTGTAAATAAAAAGAATGCACCGGCATCTTTTACCGAAATTCGTCTGGTACATGCTCGTGCAGATAAAGTCGAAAAAATGACGTTTGATGAGTTTCGGAAAACGTGGCGGCAGATGCGCAAAGCAAATAGCAATCCCGCTTTGAACTATTTCAACCGCCAGAATGAAGATTTTAAATTCTGCGTGTTGACGCTGGCAAACCGTGAGGCGCCAGGCTCATTTAAGGCGGATGAAGTCGGAAAGCCGTTTGAATATTTCGACGAACGTCGCCGCGAGAAAATTATTACCGCAATGAACAAGTTATCTCGATGGGGACGAATATTGCCGCGTCAATTTTCAACGGCCGATTGTTTTATCCCCGATTAAATACACCTGAGTTAATTAAAGACGTAAACCCGTCGGGCATTCTTTTGCCTGAAAACTGGAGAGAGATTAATGCGAAATATTGAAAGCCATAAATATAAAGATGATGTGGAGTCCATGACGGCTTTGTTAAATAGCGCACGTATGGATGAGCGCAAAGGGCGCGCGCAGGTTGTTTCTGAGCGTCTCGCTGAAATAGCCGAGCATATCCATCAGCAAGGGCTGAATGGCGTTGAAGCGGCTGAGCTGATCCGTCGTGAAGCTCAACGTTACCAAAACGAATCCCAGGAGCTGCACTGATGGCCGATTTAATCGACATGGCGCAGCAGCGCGCCGACGAGCTGCTGGCACGCAACATCGCCAACGTGGTCAACCGTCCGGTCAGCGTATCGGCTTCATTCTGTGAAGACTGCGACGCGCCAATTCCCGAACAGCGTCGCCGTGCTGTGCGTGGCGTTACTCGCTGTGTCAGCTGTCAGGACATGGCCGAGCGGTACACAAAAGTATCAAAAGGCGGTGCGGCATGAATACGATCCTGAAGTGGGCGGGCAACAAGTCACGCGTAATGCCGGAGCTACTGGCTCACCTGCCAGAAGGTGATCGCCTTGTCGAGCCTTTCGCCGGTTCCTGCGCGGTGATGATGAACACCGATTACCGGGCTTATCTGGTTGCAGATATCAACCCTGATCTGATTAACCTGTACCGTCAGATAAAAGAACATACTCGTCCCTTTATCGTTGTGGCGGCCAGCCTGTTCAACCAAAACACTACTGCCGAATGTTATTACGCTGTTCGTGAGGCGTTTAACCACAACCCCGCGCTGCCTTTGCTGGAGCGTGCTGCGCACTTTCTCTATCTGAACCGCCATGGCTATCGTGGCCTTTGCCGCTACAACCGCCGAGGTGAATTTAATATCCCATTCGGCAATTATTCAAAACCTTATTTCCCGCTGGCTGAGATTGAGGCGTTTGCGGAAAAGGCGCAGCGCGCGACGTTCATCTGCGCAGATTTCCGCGAGACGTTGCGCATCGTTAAAAACGGGGATGTGGTGTACTGCGATCCGCCGTATGACGGGACGTTTTCGGACTACCACGCCGCAGGCTTTGATAAGGATGAGCATTACGCCCTGGTCAGTATGCTGCTTGATGTCTCGGAGCGCTGTTCGGTTATGGTTTCGAACAGCGATACCCTTTACACCCGCAGCATCCTGCGCGATTTCTATATTACAAACATCAGCGTAGCTCGCTCGGTCGGGGTTGCTGCCGGCGAAGGCAAGCGCGCATCGGAAATCATTGCCGTGCGCCATCCAGCAGCCGAGCCTGCATGGTATGGCTTTGCTCCGGCAGCAGGTGCTGACTGGTCTGCAGAAGTGGCGTCCCAATGATTCAGGAATACGCTTACCCGTGGAACGCTCCACGGGAAGCCATCGCCAGCCCTTATCCCACCTATGAGGAAATGCACAGCCGCAGTCAGATGATTGCGGCTTTGGCGCGTGCCCAGGATCTACTGGAAAAGCAGCCGACGCTGATCCAGCTCGACGTTAAGCGCCGCGTCAGCGAGCTGGAAAAGACCCAGGGCATTGCCCGTGCCAATGCGTACTTAACAAAAACCTTTGTTGAGCGCACATTGCCACGCGTTGAATGCGTGAATGAGCAGTACCGCCTCGGTGAAATGAATGCCGGCACGTTTAATCTGCTGGTAGGCAACGCCCCTAAAGAGGCTGGCGCGGCCAGTGCGGCCGGTACGCTGTGGGAGCTTATGAGGCGCTTTAACCGTCTGCCTGATATGGCCCGTGCCGATGTTGATCTGCTGGCTGGTGATATTGCCAGCTTTATTCTGGCCGAAATGGCGCAGGCGCATGGTCAGGCCCGTGACGAATCAGATTATAAATACACCCACCGCATTTATATGACCGCCGCCGCTATCACGCGCGAGCTGGGCCAGATGCCGCCGCTGTGGGATAAGGTTACCTCCCGTCTGTTTTGCCCGGAAGACGTTGCCCCGGCCATCATGCGCATGCAAAACGAAAAGTGGTGGAAAGGGCGCCTGCGTCGCGTAGCTGCCTCATGGCGTGAGCATCTGCAAATTGCCCTGGCTAACGTCAGCAAAAAGCATACCCCTTACGCCAGCTCTATGACCGTTATTGAGTGGCGCGAACAGAAACGCCGCACTCGCGAATTTCTCAAGGGCATGGAGCTGGAAGACGAAGAAGGAAACCGCATCAGCCTGATCGAGAAATACGACGGCAGTGTGGCTAATCCGGCGATCCGTCGTTGCGAGCTGATGACTCGTATTCGCGGGTTTGAAAATATCTGCAATGAAATGGGGTTTGTAGGTGAGTTCTATACCCTGACCGCCCCGTCCAGTTATCACGCCACTATCAAGACCGGGCACCGTAACCGTAAATGGAATGGCGCCAGCCCGGCAGACACGCAGCGTTACCTCTGCAGCGTATGGCAAAAAATCCGCGCCAAACTGCACCGCGAAGACATTCGTATTTTTGGCATTCGGGTGGCCGAACCGCACCATGACGCCACGCCGCACTGGCACATGCTGATGTTTATGCGCCCGGAAGATGTAGATCAGGTGCGTCAGGTAATGCGCGATTATGCATACCAGCAGGACGCCAACGAGCTGACCACGGAAAAGGCCTGTAAAGCCCGCTTCCATGCTGAAGCGATCGATCCGGAGAAAGGCAGCGCGACAGGGTACGTCGCGAAATACATTTCTAAAAACATCGACGGGTACGCGCTGGACGGTGAGCTGGATGATGAAAGCGGTAAAGAGCTGAAAGAAACCGCCGCCGCAGTTTCTGCCTGGGCGGCCCGCTGGCATATCCGGCAGTTTCAGTTTGTGGGCGGCGCGCCGGTGACGGTATACCGCGAGCTGCGCCGCCTGGCTGACAGTGAAACCGCCCACGGCCTGAGCGTGGAATTTGCTGCCGCGCATGATGCCGCCGACGCCGGTGACTGGGCTGCCTATGTCAACGCCCAGGGCGGCCCGTTTGTACGCCGTGACGATTTGGCCGTGCGCACCTGGTATCAGGCAAGCGAAGATGTGAACGAATACGGCGAGGAAACGGTGCGTATCAAGGGCGTTTACGCAGTCGAAGTCGGCGAAGACACGCCGATCCTGACCCGCCTGGCACAGTGGAAGATTGTGCCGAAGCGTGCCGTTGATTTGGGTTTTGAATTTAAGGACGCGTCCGCGTCCTCTCGGAGTTCTGTCAATAACTGTACGGGATGTTTGAGATCTGATAATTCAAATTCCCCGGAAAATTATCCGGTAATAGACCTGAATGGCATGGGCCGGAAGGAGCGGCGGCAGCTTTTGGGGAGAATCAGGACTCAGGAACCCAATAAGCAGCGTCTCGGATTGAGAAGGTCGGAAAAGATAGAGGCAGCATGCGATAACGTCATTAGCCAAGTGCAGGATTTATGTGGTGAAACTATTAGCCGCGGCCTCGCCGTGCGTTTGCTTAGCGGCGCAGAGACGAAAATTGCTGGTCGAATGTTCCGTAGTTCCCAATATGGCGAGTTATTGCGCGCAAAAACATATTCAAAAAAGGGGAGCCTGTTAGCCAGAGTAAACCGATTGGCCGATATGGCACGAGCAAAAAACGCACAATAATGGGATAAGGTTAATAAAAGGCGGCCGGATGGTAGCTCACTCAGGGGGGAATGTTAGCAGATTAATTGTTAGTAGGTAAAAAGACGCAAATAGTCTTTCTTATCATCAAGATAAAAATAATATCCGGCATTAAAATTTTTCTTTTTCTGAAAGATAGTGCTATGCTACTGTATATCTGTACAGTAATCTGAAGGGGAGGGCGCATGGATAATGATCTACAAAAGCGGGTAATACTTGAGCGTGTCGAATTGATCGCAAGGCTGACCAGTGAAGGGATTTGTAAGGAACGTGACAGGGAGATCGCGCTCAGCCTGATAGCTGATATTGCCAGTAATACCGTGATGGTTAATCAGCAGTTTTCAGTCGTCTTTTCAGCCGTGCCGCTTGAAAAATAATCATATGTACCTCTACGTACGAGAACTGTAAAAAGTTAAGGCATGGAGCAAGCTTGGTTAGTCTACTTCGATATGATTGAATCAGAACATTGGCTCCTTATCTTGGTTAAATGCTTAAAAAAACTCTACATGCGGGCTGGACGTTGACAGGGCTACCAGTGCCTGGGTTGATAATGGACACTCCAATACGAGTAAGGTTGACTTTTCGTGGATTTATCAACAAAAAACATTAGAATGGGTTGACGTATCTCTTTTTTAATGGTTGAAGCTATGGATATCAAAAACTTAAAGCCAAAGATGATCGATAAGGTTTCTCCTGACCTTCTTTCTTTAGATCCGCGCAATCCTCGGCTCTATAATGGGAAGGATTTCAGTGAAAATGCGGAAACTCATGAGCTTGTTAAGGAATTAGCTAATTCTGCTGATTTAGAAGAATTGATTCAATCAATTTCTGAGAACGGATATCTGTCGATAGAACCGCTTATTATCATGCCCCGAAAAGGCAAATATATTGTGCTTGAAGGTAATAGGCGATTGGCGGCAATAAAATTGTTGAAGGATCCCGATCTTGCTCGTAAGTGCCGTGTAGTAGTACCTAAAAAATTAAAATATAATGTTGAAAAGAGCCTTGAGGAAGTTGCTGTATATTTAGTCGAGAGCGAGGATGATGCTCGTTCGTTTATCGGTTTTAAGCATGTTAATGGACCTCATAAATGGGACTCTTTTGCTAAAGCTCAATTTGCTTATAAATGGTTTGTGAGCGAGCGAGACAAAGGATTAACGATAGATGATATTACAAATAAGTTAGGTGATAGCAATAATACGGTTCGTTCTATCGTTAGCGCAATGTTTGTGCTTGAACAGGCTAAAAAGCTGGAAGTTTATAATATTCATACCGATAGAATGTCGCCGCGTTTTTCATTCTCTCATTTGTATACTGCTTTAAACAGAAGTGAGTATAGAGAATTCCTTGGGCTGGCAAAAGATTGGAATATAACTTTACTTGAAAACCCTGTTCCAAGCTCTAATTTAGATAAGCTAAAAGATGTGCTTTCGGGCTTATATGGATACAGGAAAGATAATAAACCTGCGTTGATCTCGTCTCAAAACCCTGACTTAAAACATTTCGGTGAAGTTCTTGCGAACGAGACATCGTATGATGCTTATAAGTCTGGAGTCGATAATTTATCAGAGTTATATAAGCAGGCGGGAGATCCTCTGCAGCATATTAAAGACTCATTTCTGGAAATAAATAAGCAATTGGATACCATCTCGTCAGTGCTGGATAGGACTGAATCTCTGGATGACTCTACAAAAAATTATATTGAGCAGTTTAAAAAGAAAACTAATAAGGTTATTTTCCAGATTTCTGAGATTAAGGATTAATCTATGGAACTTCTACCCTATCCTGAGAGCCACTATATACAAGTGAAGCTCGACTGGGTCGAGCTTTCTTGCCTAGCGAATCCTTACTTTACTTTTCGAGTGGCAGAACTAAGAAACGCTATCGAGAACCTTGATAGCTTTAGTACTGGAGACATAGCTGAAGAGGATGCTAAGGTTGAAAATGAAATTCAAAAAATCATCGTTCAATATGAAAACAGGGCTCGTATTCTCGGCGATACCTATCCTTTTTATTATAATTTAGAAGATCAATCTTTTGAACTTCGTAAAGAAAGTTTAGAAGAATTAGAGGTTTACCATCACGCTTATATTTATTGCCTTTATTTTTCACATATCACTAAGTCCCGTTTGTTTAGTGGTTTAGGGGAAATTAGCAATTCTCATAGAGATTTATTACAAATAGCCGCAACTGTTGCTCTGGCAGGCTATGTTAGAGGTAATAGTGTGTCTTTTGGCTGGCCAAGACCTGACGCAAGCGGATTCTATGACTCTTTGTGTAGGGTAATTGGATTAATGAAGGAAGGGCGAGTAAAGGCGTTCGCTGATGTCAATCGCTATCTGCAAAGCAGACCTCATAAAGACGCAGGCATAGATGTGATTTCTTGGCGAGATGACAATCCTCACGATAATGATCCTGGAAATAGGCATATATTTTTTGCTCAGGTGGCCAGTGGACATAACTGGCGGAGTAAGCCCGTAAAAGAAGATATTCGGGTCATACAAACATATTGGCTTGAGCAACGATTATTTCGTGTAACCGATGCAATTGTTATCCCCTTTGATTTTGAGCAAGATGACGAAGAATTGAAAAGGGATGAAATATCATTGATTGCTGACGAATTTGGGGTAATGACTCCAACTTATTGATAGTGTTTTATGTTCAGATAATGCCCGATGACTTTGTCATGCAGCTCCACCGATTTTGAGAACGACAGCGACTTCCGTCCCAGCCGTGCCAGG